TGGAACTTTAAATACTGCGATTGGACTTCAATCAAACACACCTGGAAATTTTGACTCCACATCTGGGCCTTTTATCAATAACGGAGGTTTTAGTATGGGTTTATTGACAGTAGGACATGCAAATCTTCCATCTAATACTCTCGGTAATAATCTTAGAGGTGAACAGAATAAAATGTTTTTTGGTCAAGGTTCTACTAGAGGAAACCCTAGAGGTGGATTCTTTGGTAAAGGCATGCACGGAGCAATTTTAATTTACGAAAACATAGGAAGTTAATTATGGCAAAATATGCAATTTGTTTACCAGACACACCAAATCATTCAGGAACTTTATGTAAAGTAGTTGATGGCGGAGACGCAGAAATATTGGCTATGATGGGTGATAATGGTTTAGAAACTTACAAAAAAATTGAAATTACAGATGCAGAGTATTTAAATATAGTTAAAGAAACACATACTTTTGAAAAGTATAATAGTGATGGCACTTATGTAATTTATGATAATTCTGTAAGCGATAATGATCACCCTGGAACTTTTACTAGAGCACAAATTGAAGAATGGATAGAGGGTGATATATCTATTATTGATTTATGGTTGAAAGAAAGAAGCGAAAGCCATCCCGAAAGATCAGTTTGGACAGCGTATAAACAAACTTTACAAAACATTGATTTAGATGCTTTAAATTTAACATACCCTACTAATAAGACACCACAACAATTAGTTGAAGACGCTGGTGGAACACCTAAAAATCCTGGTCTACAGGTTCCAAAATAATAATACTTTACTTTTAATCACAAATAAGTATATTAACCTCTATGTTTAGAAAGCAAATAGAGTTTATATGCCACGAAGAATACGCTCATACCGAGCTAGAAAAACCTGAGCCTGTTAAAGCACATATTCCAGATTGGTACAAAAAATTAGAACATAATCTTAGGGTTATAACAATTAAAGGTTGTATGCCTGTTTTAGATACACTGACAGCAGGTTATGTTTTAAAAATGCCTCAAGATTTATATATAGAATTTAACGTAGATAAAATTAATCCTGAAACAGGTAAAGTAATGGTGGATGAAAAAACAGGAAAAAATTTAAAAGATTTTAATTTTAGATACGGTTTATTTAATGAGGAGAATATGATGGGTGCTAAAATGATGAATTTAAACGGAAAAAAACCTCAATATCATCACAAAATTCAATTAGAGGGATCTCATTTTGTTGAAAAAAATAAAGGTTTTGACATATTAAAAATATTAAATCCTTGGGTCGTAAAAACACCTCCTGGATATTCTTGTTTATTTGTGCCACCTTTAAACAATCCGGATGATAGGTTTGAAATTATTGCCGGCATAGTAGATACAGATAAATGGAATTTAGAAGTTAATTTTCCATTTATTATAAATGGTTATAAATATGAAACCTTAACTACCACTATTAAAAGAGGCACTCCGTTTGCACAAGTTATACCCTTTAAAAGAGATAGTTGGAAAATGAAATTTGGAACTAAAACTGGAAAAGAAACATTTAAAGATTATCTTCGTCATCAGCTTCAAATTATAAGATCTTACAAAGATAGAATATGGAGTAAAAAATCATGGAGTTAAGAAATTATATAAAAGTTTACGATGATATTATTCCACCTCAAACCCTAGGTAATATGATAAGATGGTTCAATACCTGTGAGTTTAAATCAGGAGTGATAGGACATGGTGTTCTTGATAAGAATATAAGAAATGTTCAAACCAAACCATTAACTAATCTTGGAAAAAGTTTAACAGAAACACACTGGTGTAACATATTAAATAGATTTTTTTCTGAATCTATTAGGACGTATGCAAAAGATACGAATATAAAAGATTTGGGAGTTGGACAAATAAATTCAATAGAAGCTTTAAAGTATAAGGTAGGTGGACATTATAGTTTTCATGTAGATCATTTTGCTGCACAACCAAGAACTATGAGTATGATACTTCTTTGTAATAATGATTATGAGGGTGGGGAGCTGGGTTTTGCAAATCCTGATTACACGGATGAATTAATAGTACCAGTAAGACCTAATAGATTAATAGTGTGGCCAAGTAATTTTTTATTTCCACACGGTGTAAAACCAATAACAAAAGGAACGAGGTATTCAGTAGTAGGATGGGCTCTTTAAAAAATAAAAAATATTGTCTTATAGATAAGTTCTTAACGCCAGAAGAAACAAAACTTCTTACTGATTACTGTAGATTAAAACATAGATTTAATTTAGGCTTGTCTGTTGGTTTAAAAAAAGAAGATCAAAACCATAACATGGACTCTCATTTTTACGCGGATTATTTAATGGAGTCTTTAATGTTGAATAAGGTTGGTCTTATGGAAAAAACAACTGGTCTTGAATTATTACCAACTTATTCTTTTTGGAGGATGTACACTAAATTTGCAGATTTATTTGCACACAGAGATAGACCATCCTGTGAATATAGCGTTACGGTTTGTATAGGTTCTTGCGGGACTAAATGGCCTATCTATATGGATAAAAAACCTATAGATTTAAAACCAGGACAAGCTGTGGTATACAAGGGCTGTGAAATAACGCACTCTAGAAAAGAGTTTCAAGGAGACTGGCAAGCTCAGGCCTTCTTACATTACGTTGACAAAAATGGACCAAACAGAGATTTTGTTAGGGACAAAAGGCCTTTTTATGGAATGCCTTCAATGATAAACAATGGACAATTAAAATGATATTTAGACAAAAAGAAGACGGATCGTGTGACGTGGAGTTTTCTTGGAAAGAAAGATGGTCTCTATTTATAAGGGGTAAAATAATATTTGATTCTGCTGGTTTAAAACACTTTTCAAATATGTTGGTTAGAATGGTTAGTGATTGGCATCAAAGATTTGATGAAGAAACTAAGCAAATACAGACCCACGATGCATCAGAGACGCCTAAAAAATAGGCTTTAAATCAAAAAAATTATACTATATAATCCTGTCGTCTAAATAGGATAACACAGCATGCTACAAAAAATAGGATTTGCACCTGGAATCAACAAACAAATTACAGCTACTACTGCTGAAGGGCAGTGGGTAGATTGTGATAATGTTCGTTTTAGGTATGGTAGCCCTGAAAAAATAGGTGGTTGGAATCAATTAGGGACAAATCATTTAACTGGGGCAGGTAGAGGTTTACACCACTTTGTAAATAGTCTAGGTAGAAAATATGCCATTATAGGGACTAACAGAATTTTATACGCTTTTTCTGGAGGTGTATTTTATGACATACATCCTATTAAATCTACAACAACACTTACAAGTGCTTTTAGCACGACTAATGGATCAGCAGCGGTTACACTAACTTTTTCAACAAGTCACGGTATTAATCCTGGAGATATTATATTATTAGATAACTTCTCTACGGCTACAGATTCTGATTTTACAGCCTCTGATTTTGATGACAAAAAATTCATGGTGACTACAACGCCATCAACTACAACTTTGACTATAACAATGCCTTCAAACGAAACAGGCTCAGGAGCCACTACATCTGGAGGTGTTAGAGTAAGACATTACTTTCCTGTAGGCTCTGCTGTCCAAGAGAAGGGTTTTGGGTGGGGTCTAGGCTCTTGGGGTGGTGAAGCAGCCGGAGCTGTCACAACAACGCTAAACGGGGCTATAAATGATTCTACGACTACAATTACATTAACTGATGCTAGTTTGTTTCCAAGCACAGGTACTAATTTTATACAGATAGGAACAGAAGAGATATCCTATACTGGTATATCAACAAACACATTAACCGGTGTGACTAGAGGTGTTCGTAATACAACGGCTGCATCTCATAGTGATGGTGCCTCTGTTAAAAATAGTACTGACTATGTAGCGTGGGGAGAGGCAGCCTCTGGTGACTTAGTTCTTGAACCAGGTATGTGGTCTCTAGATAATTTAGGAGATAAAGCTATTTGTTTAATTCATAACAATGCGTGTTTCTCTTGGGACTCATCTTTGTCAAATGCAACAGAAACAAGAGCGGCTATTATCTCAGGTGCACCAACTGCATCAAGACACATGCTTGTATCTACACCAGATAGACACTTAGTGTTCTTTGGAACAGAAACAACGATTGGTGATATTAGCACGCAAGATGATATGTTTATTAGATTCTCTGCTATTGAAGATATTAATACCTACACACCTACAGCAACCAATGACGCTGGTACACAGAGACTGGCCGACGGATCACGGATCATGGGAGCGATTAGAGGTAGAAATGCAATCTATGTATATACAGACACATCTTTGTTTTTAATGCGTTTTGTAGGTCAACCATTTACATTTGCTTTTGAACAAGCGGGAACTAACTGTGGATTAGCTGGACAGAATGCAGTTGTTGAAGTAGACGGTGCAGCGTACTGGTTATCTGAAAATGGATTTTTTAAATACGCTGGTAATTTAGAATCACTACCTTGTTTAGTAGAGGATCACGTATACGATGATATTAATTTAGCGTCAGGTAATCAAATGATATCTGCAGGTTTAAATAATTTGTTTGGTGAAATATCTTGGTTTTATCCAACCACTAACTCAGCAGTTATCAATAGAGTTGTCACATATAACTATTTTGATTCATCTCCACAAAGACCAGTTTGGACTGTGGGCACATTAGCTAGAACCATGTGGAAAGACTCTGCAGTATTTGGTAAACCTCACGCTTTAGAATATGACGCTGATACTGATACCTCTTTTGATGTTGTTGGTAATACAGAAGGTAGAACAACATACTATGAACACGAAACAGGAACTGATCAAGTAAAAGATTCTGCGACTACAGCTATAACATCGTCTATAACATCTGGAGATTTTGATATTACACAAAGAACTTTGAGAGGGACGACATCTTCAGTACCAGATCTAAGAGGAGATGGTGAATTTATTATGAAGATTAGAAGATTTATTCCAGATTTTTTATCTCAGACTGGGGATGCAAGAGTAACTTTAAATTTAAGAAATTTTTCTAATGATGCAGCAGCTAGTTCAGCACTGGGTCCGTTTACTGTTACCTCTTCTACTGGTAAAGTAGATACAAGAGCTAGAGCTAGGGCCATAGCTTTAAAAGTAGAAAATACAGGATCTGGTCAAACTTGGAAGTTAGGTACGTTTAAATTAGATGTGCAAGCGGATGGTAGAAGATAATGGCAAAAATAGTACAAGTATTAACAAGAGCTAGTAAAGAATACAGACAAGCTGTAGCTGACTCACAGGTTAGAGATCTTGATGCCGTAATTCAGAAATTAAATACAACGTTTCAAGAAGAACTTAAAAATGAGGTGGAAGCATTTAACTTCTTTTTACAATAATGGCCAATAGTTTTATAAATAAAAAAGTAGATTTAACCACAACAGATCTTACAACTCTGTACACGGTTCCAGCAGCTACCACAGCTGTAGTCAAATCAATTCTAGTGTCTGAAGATGCAGGATCAGGAGCTAACATAACCATAACTTTGGTTGATGCTTCTAGTAATATATTTAGTTTATTTAAGACTAAAGCTATATCTTCAAACACTACAACAGAGCTTTTAACTCAGCCCCTTGTTGTTCAAGAGAATGAGATATTAAAAGTTCAAGCCTCTGACGCGAACGAGCTGCACGTCATAGCTTCAATACTAGAAATACAGCCGAGAGAGGTAACATCATAATGCAAACAATAAAACCAGAAAAGATCATAACGACGATATCTAACTTGAAAACAGGTGAAAAATACAATACAGACGAAGAGTGGAAGGCTAAAGGCATACCAGAATCTGAGATTAGAAGGGATGTTAAAGTAATTATGCCTTCGCTTGATTTGTTCCCTAAAACAAAGTAGTGTAGTAAAATGGCAATAACTAGATCACAAATAGCAAGACAATTATTAGCAGAGGGTGGATCACCTAATCCTAGAAAACCTTTTAGATCAGGTGATTTAGCTGCAAGAGATGACTCTTACGGCACTTTATCTGGATCAGCGACTACAGGTTTTGAAGGCTCTCCTGAAATGACTGGTCAAGGCACTGCAACCACAGAAACATTCGGCGGTCCTATTGGAGGCGGTGACGATGCTCCTGTGACTGACACATTTAGAGCTAATCAGTTGAAGAAACAAATAGATCTTATGAGTGGAAACACTCGTTTTAATCCATCTTTTATTGCTAGTATTTTTGGTCCACCAAAACAGGACGTATACAATCAAGACTTTCTTGATATTGATCAACTAGGTATGTCTGGTAAAGATTTAACAAGATCTCAAAATATACAAAGAGCGTTAGATAAATTTCAAGAAACAGGTAGATTATCGCAATCAGAATTTGAAACAGCTTTTGGATCAAACGTGCCTAAGACAACATCAGCTGGTGATAATGAAATGGCAGCCGTTATGGCCAATACACTTATGACACCAAAAGTACCATCAGACATAGAATCACAACAAAGTGATATGCAAGAGTTTGTACAAAGATTTACGCTACCAGAAAGATTTAGATTATCTGGCGGTGGTATAACAGGTACAGAGACAGCTATGAAAGAAGCTAGACAAGCTTACGATAAATATAAAAAATCTGGTGGTAAATTAAGTTTTGATAAATTTATAGCTTTAGGTGATGAAGGCGTAGCTAAATTTTTTGCTGAAGGTGGTAGAACAGGTTTTGAAGGCTCACCAGAATTAGCAGGTCAAGGCACTCAGACCGCGGAAACATATGGAGGTCCTCCTGGTGGAGATAATGAAGGGTCACCAACAACACCACCAACAACATTTGGAGGTGGAATAACAACTAACGTAACTGGTTTTGGTCCAGGTGGTCGTCCAGCTCCTAAAACAATAACAATCGAAGAAATTTTAGCTCTTAATGAAGATGAAGATGAAGATGAAAAAAATAAAAGTGAAAGTATAGGAATGAATACAAAAAATACTCCACGTCCAACAGGTGGGTACGAAATAAAATCAGGTATGCCCGGCAGTGCAGAAAATAAAAATAAAGCTTTTCAAAAAATGTTAGATGAGTATTATCCTCAAGGTTTGGCAGACGGTGGACCAATTAGACAAGCATATGGTCTAGGTAGCATAGTTAAAAGTATTACAAAACCAATTAAGAAAGTTTTAAAAAGCGATGTAGGTAAAGCTGCATTAATAGGAGCAGCTGCATTTGGAATACCAGGAACACAATTTGGTGGTTTGTTTGGTAGACAAGCTATCGGAGGAGGTGCAAAAGGTATATTTGGTGGTTATGGTCTGGGTGACTTTTTTAAACAGCAAGCGATTAGTGAAAGAGGTGGAGAGATAGTATTTGGTAAAAGTCCTTTTCGTAAAGCGTTGAGTTCATTAGCATCTCCTAGAGGAGCTATGGCAGGAATAGTTGGAACATCTATATTAGCAGGAGCATTAACACCTGAACAAGAAGAACAAGTAGATAGTTTATCAAGCAGAATATCTGATAGAACAGGCATTGATGTGGAAAAAATTAGAAAA